TAGGGGATGGGAATCAGCAAGCAGCAGTGGGCACGACCGTGGCTTTGCTGGAAAGAGGAAGCAGAACAATGTCTGCTATTCACAAAAGAATCTATGCTTCAATGAAAGAAGAATTTAGATTATTAGCAAATGTATTTAAATTATATTTACCACCAGAATATCCTTATGATGTTGTTGGTGCACAAAGAACAATTAAACAAACAGACTTTGATGATAAAGTAGATATTATTCCAATTGCTGATCCAAATATATTTTCACAAACACAAAGAATATCTATTGCACAAACAGAATTACAACTTGCAATGGCTAATCCTGGAATTCATAACATGTATGAAGTTTATAGAAATATGTATTCAGCATTAGGTGTAAGAGATATAGATAGTATTTTAGTTAAACCAGATCAACCCACACCAAAGGACCCTGCGTTAGAACATATTGATGCTCTCGCAGGGAAACCATTCCAAGCATTTCCAGGACAAGATCATAGAGCTCATATAACTGCACATTTAAATTTTATGGCAACTAACATGGCAAGAAATGCTCCTGTAATTATGGCTTCATTAGAAAAAAATTGTTTTGAACATATTTCTTTGATGGCACAAGAACAAGTTGAAATAGAGTTCCAAAGAGAGATTCAACAATTACAACAAATACAACAAAATTCACAAGCAATGCAGAATCCACAAATACAAATTCAAATAAGAATGCTTTCTGAAAAAGTAGAAGCAAGAAAAGCAGTCTTAATTGCTGAAATGATGGAAGAATTTATGAACGAAGAAAAGAAAATTACATCACAATTTGATAATGATCCAATTGCTAAACTTAAATCTAGAGAACTAGATCTTATGGCACAAGAAAACGATAGAAAAAGACAAGAGAGTAATGAAAGAATCAATCTTGATAAGATGAAGGCAATGATGGCACAGTCTACAGATAGCCAAAAACTTCAACAAAATGAAGAATTAGCTAGATTAAGATCAAATACTTCATTAGAAAAGACTGTTTTATCTGCTAGACTTAAAAATAATCAAAATTAAGTTTTAAAAACACTAAAAAAGAGGTATAAAACAACTATGAAAAAACAAAATGAAAAATTAGCAAATTCAACTAGAACTTTTACTAAAGATTCTAAGGTTAAAGTTGATACTAATCATTCAAAATACACTAACGCAGAAGGATATCTTGTTGGTGGTGTTGAAATTGAAACTACAAACCCTGCTGAGACTCAAACTCAAGAAGTTCAAGGACAGGGAAGTATTCTTCCAGAGAAAAAAAGATCAGCTAAGTGGTATTAAGCCATGTTGCCAATGCTAAATGCTATTGCTCCATTAGCTAAGATATTATTTAATACAATTGAAAAATCAGTTCCTGATAAAGATTTACAAGCAAAATTAAAAGCAGATTTACAAACACAATTACTACAATCTAATACAGCAGAATTAACTGCAGCAGCAAGAATAGTTGAAGCTGAAGCAAAAGCGGGATGGTTCGCATCCTCTTGGAGACCTTTATTGATGTATGTATTAATATTTATTTTAATATGGAATTATGTATTAGGACCTGTTATCTTATTTTTTTTTAAAGCTTCTATAACTATAACTCTCCCAGGAGATGTTTGGACACTATTACAAATAGGTCTAGGTGGTTATGTAGTAGGACGAAGTGCAGAATCGGTGGCACGCACTATGGCAAATAAACCGGTATCAAACAAAGAACAAGAAAACGGATAGGAGAATAAAATGGCTGGATTAGGAATACAAACAAGAGGAAGTGGAATCGCTAGAGTTCAAAAAAAAGGTGGTGGAATTGCTCAAAGAGGAATGGGAGCTGCTTTTAAAAAAGGTGGTATGGCTATGGATGAATCAATGGCACATGAAGGTGCAGAATCTATGGGTATGGAATCAAAAGAAACTAAAATGGAAAAAAAAGGTTACATGGAAAATAAAAAAGGAAAAATGGTAAAAAAAGCGGACATGTTGACTGCTAAAATGTCTATGAAGAAAAAAGGAAAAATGATGAAAGGGAAAAGATAATGTCAGGACTTGGAATTCAAACTAGAGGAACAGGTATTGCAAGAATTCAAAAAGCAAAAGGTGGATCTGCTAAAAAATGGATTCAATCTGCAATTAAAAAACCAGGTTCTTTAAGAGTAACTTTAAAAGTTAAAAAAGGTGAAAAAATACCTGAATCAAAATTAAAAGCAGCAGCAAAAAAATCAGGAGTTACTGGTAAACGTGCTAGACTTGCTATGACTTTGAAAGGAATGAAATAATGGCTGGTCTTGGAATTCAAAAAAGAGGAAATGGTATTGCTAGAGTAGGACTAGCAAAAGGATCTTTACCTGATCTAACAGGTGATGGTAAAATTACTAGAGCTGATGTTTTAAAAGGTAGAGGTGTTTTTAAAAAAGGTGGAATGACTGAAAGTCAAAAAACTGTTAAAACAGCTATGGGTAAATTTAAAAAAGGTACCTTACATTCCGGAAGTAAAAAAGGTCCAATTGTAAAATCTAGAAAACAAGCTATTGCAATTGCTCTTTCAGAAGCAGGTAAATCTAAGAAAAAATAATGCCTGTAAAAATTCCTCCATATTTAAAAAAGTCTATGAAAAAAATTGGACTTAAGGATGGAGGTAAATCAACTCTTTGCCCAAGAGGAAAAGCAGCAGCTAAAAGAAAATTTAAAGTATATCCAAGTGCATATGCAAATATGTACGCAAGTGCTGTTTGTTCTGGAAAAATAACTCCAGGAGGTAGAAAAGAAAAAGCAAATGGAGGAAGTATTTCACAACAAAGAAAAATGATATCTAATTATAAACAAGGTGGTATTGCAAAAGGTTGTGGAGCTATTATGGAAGATAGAAGAAAGGTCACTAAAAAATATTAATATGGCACAAAATGGTCTTAGAAAATGGGTTCAAGAAAAATGGGTAGATATTGGATCTAAACGTAAAGATGGATCATATGCTCCTTGTGGAAGATCAAAAGGAGAAAAAAGAAAAGGTTATCCAAAATGCGTACCATTAGCTAAAGCTAGATCAATGTCAGAAGGTCAAAGACGTTCAGCAGTTACAAGAAAAAGAGCAGCAGGAAACACTGGACCAAAACCTAAAAATGTTGCAACATTTGTAAGAAGAAAAAAAGCAGCAGATGGTGGATATATTGGACCAGCAATAAATTCTGTTTATGATAGAGTAACATTAAATAATTCATCTTATTCAAAATATTATAAAGGAATGATTTAATGAGTGATAAATATTACAAACAGGAACGAGCAAAACAAAAAAAATTTATAGAATCCGAAAAAGAAATGGACAAGAAATATAAACAAATTCTTGAAAAGGAAAGAGAATTTGATTATCTTAATTCAATACATCCAGAAGATTCTACTGCAGAACCGATGAATTTTAAAAAAGGTGGGTTAGTTAAAAAAGGTTTACCTAAACTTGCAAAAAGAGGTTGGAGATAATGGCTGATTTTGGTGGTGACGGAATTAAATTAAGAGGTCTTGCTGGAAAAAGATTAGAAGAACAACAAAAAAAAGATTTAGAGGATTTTTTAAAAGAATTTAATGATCCATTATTAATTGAAAAATTAAAAGATAGAGAAAAAAAAGCTAAAGGTGGAATAGCTAGAGGATGTGGAAAAATAATGTCAAATAGAATAAAAACAACTAAGTATTACTAATGGGTGATATTTCATTACGTGGCAGAGGAAGAGCAATGATGGCATCTGGTGGTAAAACTCCAGCATGGCAACGTAAAGAAGGAAAATCTGAATCTGGTGGATTAAATAAAAAAGGTATTGCATCGTATAGAGCAGCAAATCCTGGTTCTAAATTATCAATGGCAGTAACAACTAAACCCAGTAAGTTGAAACCTGGTTCAAAATCTGCTAAAAGAAGAAAGTCTTTTTGTGCTAGAATGTCTGGCATGAAGAAAAGATTGACCTCTGCAAAAACTGCAAGAGATCCAAACTCAAGAATTAATAAATCTCTACGTAAGTGGAATTGTTAATATAACTAACAAAGGAGAAAGACTATGGACGCTGTAACATTTATTACTAAACTGCAAAAATTTATCAGAGATTCTTACCAAAATATTGGTGATGCTATGATATCTGGAACAGTTGACAGTATGGAAAAATACAAGTATATGCAAGGACAGGCAAATGCCTACCAAACAGTAATTCAGGAAATCTCTAACCTGCTAAACAAGAAGGAGCAAAGTGATGAAAAAGGAAACGTTATCGACCTCGGAAAAGGAAATTCCAAAGACAGTACTAGGTCTTGAAGATAAGTATAAAGAAGAAGCTAAAACAGCCGAACCTACTAAAGAACCATTAAATCCAGAAAATATAAAATCTGTAGTTGATGAATTACCAACACCTTCAGGTTGGAGACTATTAGTATTACCATTCACACCAAAAGAAAAAACATCTGGTGGAATTATTATTGCACAAGAATCATTAGACCGTTTAAGAATAGCTACTAATTGTGGTTATGTTTTAAAAATTGGTCCACTCGCATATCATGATAAAGAAAGATATCCGACAGGACCTTGGTGTAAAACAGGAGATTGGGTTATCTTTGCTCGTTATGCGGGTTCAAGATTACCAATAGAGGGCGGTGAAGTTCGTATATTAAACGATGATGAAGTATTAGGAACAATTCCTAATCCTGAATCTGTACTTCACTATATATAAACATAGGAGAAAACTATGCCGGAAGACAAAAACGCGAAAACAGTTGACATAGATACATCTGGACCAGAGGTTGATGTTGAGTTAGAAGATACATCTAAACCTGAATCTGAAACAGAGGTAATTGAAACTGCTGAACAAGAAACAGCTCCAAAAGCTGAGAAGCCTAGTGATGCAAAAGTGACAACCGAGTCACAAGCCACTAGCATTTCGTCTCAAGAAAAAAGCGACGAGAACAAGACACAGAAAGAAGAATTAGAAGATTATAGTAAAGATGTGCAAAGACGAATTGCTAAACTTACAAAAAAATGGAGAGAAGCAGAACGTCAAAAAGAAGAAGCTTTAGCTTTTGCAAGAGTTCAAAAAGAAGAAAAAGAAAAATTAACAAAACAATTTTCTTCATTAGAAACTTCAAGCGTTAAAGATAGAGAAGCTAGAATTTCTTCAGGACTACAAGCAGCACAAGCTAAACTTGCAGCAGCAAGAGAAGCTCAAGACATAACTGCTGAAGTAGACGCACAAAGAGAAATAGCTAGACTTGGTTATGAAGAAGCAAGGTTATTAGATGTTAAAGCAGCATATGAAAATATGCCAAAACAACAAATACAACCTGATATAAATCTTAGTAGATCAGAAGAACAATCTGTTAAACCAGATCCAAAAGCAGAAGCTTGGGGATCTAAAAATAGATGGTTTGGATCTGATTCAGCTATGACTTATACGGCTTTTGACATACACAAAAAGCTAGTAGATGATGAAGGATATGATCCTCAAACAGACGAATATTATGCGGAAATTGATAAAAGAATAAGACTTGAGTTTCCTCATAAATTTGATAAGATTGTAGCAACGGAAACGACCAAACCGGTACAAGTAGTAGCTTCAGCGAAGCGAAGTACAAAACCTGGTCGCAAAACTGTGAGACTCACACCTTCTCAAGTTGCAATCGCTAAAAAATTAGGAGTGCCATTAGAAGAATATGCGAAACAATTAAATATCACGAAGGAGGTATAGGCATATGGAAAATGATAAAATGAAGACCCCACGTGCGAGCCAGTCAAGATCTGCTGAAAAGAGACCTACGACTTGGACTCCACCATCAAGTTTAGATGCACCGCGCCCTAAGGACGGTTTTAAACACCGATGGATAAGACTTGAAATTTTAGGTCAAGATGATTCTAAAAACGTTTCAAGTAAATTACGTTCAGGATTTGAATTAGTGAGAGCTGATGAATACCCTGGCGAAACTTATTCAACGATAGGCGAAGGAAAATACGCGGGAGTAATCGGGCATGGTGGCCTTGCGCTGGCAAGGATACCTGTAGAGGTTGCTGAAGCTCGTAATGCTTATTTTGCAAAACAAACTAAGGATCGAGAAGATGCAGTTAATAACGACCTTTATAAGGATCAGCACCCAAGTATGCCAATCAATAGTGAGAGGCAAACTCGTGTAACTTTTGGTGGTACGAACAAAAAATAATTTTTTTGTGATATCAACAAAGTAAATAAAAACTTAAACAAGGAAAAAACTATGGCTAACCCAAATGCAGCTTTCGGTTTATTACCGATAGGCAAAGTTGGACAGAATAGAGATGCTCAAGGTTTAAGTGAATATAACATTGCAGCTAGCTCATCAGCTATCTATCAAAATGACCCAGTAACAGCAGCGGCAACTGGATACATTACTGTAGCTACAAGCTCTGATCAATTGTTAGGTTCACTAAACGGAGTTTTCTTTACGAATGCTTCAACTAAGAAACCAACATGGGCGAACAATCTAGCAGCTTCAAACACTGCTACTGATATTGTCGGCTATGTTAGTGACGACCCGTACGAGAGATTCGAAATTCAAGCTTCGTCTTCTCTGGCAATCGCGGATATTTTCTTAAACGGAAATATCGTTTATACAGCTGGATCTTCAGCTAACTATGTATCTAAAGTTACTTTAAATACATCGCAATTGGCAGTTTCGACTGGGGCTCAATTACGTGTCATCGGCGTTACTAAAAACATAACTAGTAATGAGTTATTAAATGCTACAACTTACTCTACTAACGTAGTAGTAACGGCTATCATCAATAACCATTTCTATAAACAATTTACAGGAATATAAGAATATGGCTATATCAAGAGGACAACTAGTTAAAGAACTAGAACCAGGATTGAATGCACTATTCGGCCTGGAATATAAAAGATACGAGAATCAGCACCTTGAAATTTTCGATGTTGAGACTTCAGACAGAGCTTTCGAAGAGGAAGTAATGTTATCTGGATTCGCAAATGCGGAAATCAAGCCGGAAGGATCTGCAGTTGTATTTGACAATGCGCAAGAAACTTTCACAGCTAGATACACTCATAACACTATAGCACTTGCTTTCGCAATCACTGAAGAAGCGATTGAGGACAATTTGTATGACAGACTTGCGTCTAGATATACAAAAGCATTAGCAAGATCTATGGCAAACACTAAGCAAGTATTTGGAGCGAATGTATTAAACAATGCATTTAGTGCTTCTTATGCTGGTGGCGACGGAAAATCTTTAGTGAATTCTGCTCACCCAACTATTGCTGGTTCATTCAGTAATACACTTGCTACACAAGCTGACTTAAACGAAACTTCATTAGAACAATCATTGATCGATATCAATGCATTCACTGATGAACGTGGTTTAAAAATTGCAGCTCAAGGTGTTAAATTAATCATTCCAAAAGAATTACAATTCACTGCGGAAAGATTAATGAAGTCAGCGTTAAGAACTGGTACTGCTGATAACGATACAAACGCAATCAGATCAATGGGAATGGTTCCACAAGGTTACGTGGTTAACAATTTCTTAACTGATACAGATGCGTTCTTTATCAAAACTGACGTTCCAAACGGTTTAAAGATGTTCGTAAGAGCACCTATCAAAACTGCTATGGAAGGTGACTTTGATACTGGTAACGTTAGATACAAAGCTAGAGAAAGATACAGCTTCGGCTGGTCTGATCCTAGAGGCGTATTCGGATCACAAGGCGCTTAATTTATAAGCAATTTATTTAATGGGGTGGGTATATCTCACCCCATTAATATGTTAGAAAGAAAGAATTATGACAAAAATGTTTTATGTAAAAATTAGAGCTTATGGCCACATGGCTAATTTTAACATTGAAGCTGAAGATAGTGCAGAAAGTATAGAACTAGCTATCCTTGACAAAATAGGAAAAAAAGATATATTACTAAAAGACAGCATGCGATCTTTTGCTAAAGATAAATGCTGGATAACCTATGAGGAGGTTGTAGATGATAAATCACGTTCAAGCTCTTTACACAAAGAAGAGAGCCCTAGAACTTGATTGGGAGCAACACTACGTTCAAGAGGGAATATATACTCTTGATATGGTTAGGATTGACGAAAAAATTCGTGAAATCATTAACCAGATTAAAATGTCTGAAGCTGAAATAGCTACTAGACAAATTAAGGTAGAAATGGCTGCTCCTGAGTTTTCTGTAGCTAGCTAAACCTAGCTATATATCCGAAAAGTAGATTTTCGATGCAGGTATCCCTTGCGCTATTCAATAAATTCAGTTATATCTTAATCACTATACATTAACTTTCTGATGCGGACGCGTATAGTCGACGGCCTAGAGACTGCATTGGAATAACTAGGAGAACATACTATGGCAAATACAACGTTTAATGGTCCAGTAACATCTTTAAATGGATTTATTGGTGGACCAAACCCAAATGCAGGAGTAACAGGAACATCTGAAGATACACAACAAGGTGGTAATGTAGTTTATTCAGCTGTTAACGCTACTACTCTTCAAATTCAAAGTGGACCTTATTCAGGACAAACTTTATTAGCAACTACAAGTAAAGCAAATATGATTTACACTGACAATGGAGCTTCAGGAAATGCAGTTTATGCTTTTTCAGATGGTTCTAATTGGTTAAGAGTTGACACAAGAGCAGCTGTAGCAACATCATAATAAATTAATTTAAGAGCTCCTA